TTCTGCTAACCGTTGACGCATTTTGGTTTGAAGCGCAGGGTTCAGTGAAAGTTGACCGGCAAACGCACGCCCGACTCTTTGCATCGGGCCACGATCGCCGCCATCCATCCAAGCGTTACCGGCCGCAACCGCAGACCCTCTGAGCATTGCTTCCAAGAAATCTTTATTCTTGTCAAGTTCATCACGAGTCATCTCATCAATAGGAGACATCAAAGACGCCATAAAACGCCCGCCGCCTTGATTCATGCGTTCTAGCGTCTCAAGGTTTCCTGCTAGCGCCTCATCAAGGTTGATTCCCAAAACGTTAGGCATTCCAACCATACCGTAATGACGAGCCTTCAAATCATTTTGCAACTCTTCAAAAAACGCATCGGCGGTAGCGGTTCGGCGTTTATTCAGAGCATTCATATATAGGTATGTGGCCATCCGCTGGGCGGCAAGATTGTACTCTCGCTGATTCCGCATGTAATCAGGCAGATTGGCCAAAATGTCGTCGACATTGTCAGCATTGAACAATGCCCGCTCTTCATCAAAGTTAAGTCGAAGACGACTTTCCATTATGTCAATTTCAGTAGCGAAATTTCTGAAAGATGCCAGGTCAAGACCGGTACGAGCCGTAATAACTTGTTCCAGTTCAGAACGAGTAAGACTCCGGATACCAAGAATTCCGGCGCGCTCAAGATAACTGTCTGGCTCAAGTGGACCGATGTCTTCGGTTTGTTTGATGAGAGCGAGTGCTTCACGAATGCCTTCAATTTGACTACCACCATTCCGACGAACAGCGGCACCGTCAAGGTTTTCGGATATCCCGGCCAGAACGCCATAACGGCTACGCAAAAACGCAGCACGCGGCGCGTTGTCATAATCCTCATCCAGAATCTGTGGATTTGACCCCAACAAGTCCTGCAGACCAGCAGAAGTTCTATTGATGAAACGAGTTAGATCAGCAACTTCTTCATCGGCGAGTGGACGAGTACCATCCTGATGCAAACGCAGACGACGTTCAGCAATACGTCGTTGAGCAAGAATTTCACTCATATAACGATCAGCCTCATTAATAGCGTTTGGCGTATCTTCCCCAGCATCAGACAACTCCGCCAAGATCGCGTTGTGACGACGCAATGATTCTTCACGCATTGAAGTAATACTGCGATCAAAGATTTCCTGGTCGATTGGGTCATCCGGATTGATCTGATCCATCCGAGGGATAACGATCGGATTATCGCGATCGTATTCACGATCGGCATCGTTAATCACACGCTCTACGTCAGGAACACCAGGTCGACCCTCAACACGGTTTCGATATTCCTCTAGCCGTTCATTGACGTAACGGCCACGAGCATTAAGTTGCCCATTTTCATCGTAATAGCGTCGGAAACGCCCATCCAGGGCTGCTTCGCGTTCCTCGCTGTAACCACGACGGTTGCGGTCTCGCCACGTAGGAGTTTCAGGCAATCCGCGAGTACGGAACTGGTTGTAAACATTACGGAATGAGCGAGTTGTTGGCACGCTGCCACCGAGATCATCAGCAGCATCACCCGCTGGTGCATTCAAAAGACCTAGATCCTGCCGTCTATTCACCTCACCGCCAACAATGGTCACTGCGGGATGACGTTCATTATTGCGATCGGGGAAACCAGCGTCAACCAGTCGCTGCAGTCGTAGCAATTCCTCGTTACTCAGTTCCTCCATATTGAACGGAGGGGTGTCATTGATGTTGCGCAATCCGCGCATGCTTGCAACGATGTCAGCGTCGTTCAAATTATCAAGTTGACCGCCAGCGGGCGCATCTACATCAGGTGCCGCAAACAGGCCCTCACCGTCGCGACGGTTGTATTCAGGACTAATGAGATTTACTGCAGGATGAGCCTGTGGGACACCATCTACGTCCCTATCCCGGAATGCGTCAGGGTTACTGTCAATAATGTTCTGCACACGCTGAAGTTCATCATTCGATAGTGCCCGTGGATCTAAGCCGCGACCTTCGCCCAAACCGTTAGCACGCAAATCATCTTCGTTATTAGCGCCCCTCAAAGCAGCCAAAATTTGGTCATCACTCAGACCATCAAGTTGGCCAGGTGTACGCGGTCGATCGGCATCACCAGGAACCTCGCCAGCCTCGGGAGCACGATCGCGATCACGACGCCGAACACGACTCAAATAACTATTGGCGATCCGGCGATTCGCCCCAATATCATTTCGCAGGCGAATAAGATCGCGATAGCGGTCCGGATCACGATCTTCACGTGCTCGCTCAATAAGAGCATCAACCTCGCTAATGTCATTATCCAGGCGTTCAACCATGCGTTGCAAGCCATCACGATTATTCTGATCACGGAACGAAGCAGCCCGCTCAAGATCATCCTCGCGAAGAATACGGCGTCGAACATCCGCGACCTCTTCGCGAGCAGGCTCTAAATCGGGGACCTCGGCATCACGCGGAGTTTCATCTTCCAACTGCTCAAGCGGACGAGACGGGTCACGGTCAAACTGATCGTTCGCACGATCTTCAATGTTTTCACGATCATCAGCAGACAAAGGACGATTGTTTCGGTCGCGTTCATTTCGCAACTGCTCATTCACATAACGTCCACGTGCGTTTATTTTTCCATCATCATCGTAGTACCGTCCGAAGCGACGGTTCATTTCGGCCTCATCAGCCTCGTTGTAACCATCACGGTCACGATCACGCCAATAAGCGCGACGAGGCAAGCCACGACGCGGGAAACGGTTACGAACATTGCGTAGCGAACGATCGTCAGGCAAACTTCCACCAAGATCTTCGTCTGCGTCAGCAGCCCGATCGGCGACACGACGTGCACGCTCCGCATTCAAACCGTCGATAGTTTGGCGACGGAGATCATCAAACGGATCAAAGTCAGGATCTGCATTGCGATCCTCTTCATCAAGAATCTCAACAATCGCGTCAAGTTCCTCGTCATTCAAAGAACGAACATTGTCGGGAATGCCGCGCTCCTCGCGCCAACGACGGTCACGTTCCTTGCGAGCAAACTCATCGGGATCGCCATCAGGCAAAATACGATCCGCTGCCTCGCGAGCACGTTCCTCTATATCACGGCGCTCCTGATCCCGCTGTGGTCCACGACGATCACGTCGCTTACCGCGACGCTCCTCACCTAGAACTCGCTGAGCGGCATCATCCAAAGCATCAGCAATCTGCGTACGACGCTCGTTACGGCGCTCGCGACGACGCTCCCGACTTTCCCGACGATTCTCACGGAACTCGCCAATACGCTGAAACGCCTTAGCGAGAGCATCCATGATTCGTTGCAGAAGAGAACGATCCTCGCCGTCCTGTTGATCCTCGCCGTCACGCTGGCGTCGTCCAGCCCCACCGCCTCCGGCTCCACCGCCACCATCACGGTCACGGCGACGTTCACGGCGTGGACGATCACGATCACGACGATCACGCAACATCTCGGCAATGATTTCTGCGTAAGGACCTAAAGCATCCTTGACACGCTGACGTTCTTCGGGATCCTCAATAAAATCGAACGGATCATCTTCGTCTCCACCAGCATCACGCTCAGCATCCGGACGTGGACGAGGAGCAGGGCTACGACCTTCGCCATCACGTGGACGCGCAGGGCGACGCTGTTCAGTTGGTCGACGACCAGGACGACGACCCTCCGGCGCACCGGCCTCGGGTGCCGCATCACGGGGACGGTCGCCACGGCGAATAGCCTGCTCATTTCTAATGGCGCGAAGATTCGCTTCTTTGCGAAGCCGCTCGTCAGGCGGATCGGGCATCAGACCAATACGGTCATCGGTCCGTGCTGGAGGCAAGTTACGTTGAAGTGCCTCTTCCAACTCTTCGTCGGTCATATCAGCCCATGCACGACCCCGTTCGCCCCCAGGGAGAACTTCATTCGGCAAATTGCGACGGCCAATAAAATCGTTGATCGCGTCTCGGTCACGCTCCTCTAGGCGAGGATCTCGCACTCCTCGTTGCGGGCCAGGCAGTCCCCGTTGCGGGCTAGCAGAAGGACGCCGCGGTTCCCGAACACGACCACCTGGAACACCCGTCTCATCACGTCGACGACCACCACGAGGTGGACCAAAATCCCCTACCAGGCGATCAGCCGCAGCATCAAGACGATTCGCTACTGCGCGACGACCTTCACGCACACGCTGTGCCCGGTTACCTGCACGAGTCGCACGCTCTGCTGCGCGTTCCAAACGGGAACGATCGCGACCTTCACCGATATTGTCAAGACGTCGACCGGCACGCATGAGAGCGCGACCAATACGGCGAGTCAAACCTCCACCGCAACCACGACCGAAACGGTCGGTGATCTGTCCACCGTGGAGTGTTCCGTCTGGACAGCGCCATCCGCCTCCAGGGCCAATGTTGGGATCGAATAGAGCGCGAACACGCTTTACCTGAATGTTCAGGGCGGCGACTTTTTGTTCGGTTCGGAACCGGCGTGCTTTGAAGTTGATTGCGGCCTGACGTTCCTCTGCCGGAATGAGGTGAAGGGGCTTATGATAAAGATGCGTCTGAGGATGGGCGAGTTGCTTGACGTCCTTGCGTACGATGCTTGTTCCCATCGTTGGGTGGGTCTTGCCATCTTGGATAAAGGCGTCGTGTGGAATGAGTGACGTCAGTTTCTTGATCTGAGTGGGAGAAGCATGCTTTTCTAGGCTTTTGATCAAATGCCGATCAACAGGAACAGATTTTTCTGCGTAAAGATTTTCTGGAAGGTCATAGGCGATGTCGGAAAGGCTTAAATTAGGTGTGCGTAAAACAGTTGCAAGTGTTTTGATTTCGGTACCGTGAGAAACGAGTGTTGTTACACTGTTTCGTTCTAAAATCAAACCGCGAAGATCGCCAGTTTCGGTGTCACGGATGATGCTTGCTCTGTTCATGTTCACGCGCCAAGAATTTGTAGGATCAGGTCACGAGACTCCCGCAAAGAAGTCAATCGCGTGTCAAAAATGCCTTGCACTATTTCAAGATGTTGACGTTCCGCATCAGAAAGTTTACCGTCAATAGATAACTTCTCGTAGTAATCAGCCCAAGAGAATTCCTCCGCACGAGAAATCAACTGTTCCAAAATATTGATCATTAGAACACGCGCTTCCTCGTCCCCGCCTTCCAACTTACGACCGTATCGGTCCGTGGTTTCGGTGAAGAAGTCCTCCAAGGCAATACTGCGACGCTCTTCCAGTTCGTCGGCGTCCAAACCAACCAGCGCCGAAAGAGGCCCCACCCCCGCAACCAATTCGGCATCTTCGCCAACTGTCGCCGTAAACAGCGAACCCGGAGTCCGATCACGAGTATCCGTCAACCAGTCGGCCACCTGCACCCCAAGAACCTGCTCCGGAGGGACGACCTCGGGATCATAATCATCGGTAATTCCAGCACCTTCGATGACATTGTCAGGTGAGCGGTAGAAGAACGGACGGTCATCGCCTTCTCCGGCGAAACGCACAGCAGGAGCCTGCACCCCCAACTCACGCAGCATCTCCGAACTCAAGTGAGCGCTCAAATGCTCAAAATCGTTGTTGTTGTCTTTGACAATGACCCTCTTGCCGTCCTCGGTCTCATACAGAGTGATGTCGTCACGAAGTTTGTCTTCCTTATAGATCTCACTCTGCTGTAACGCTTCCAAGACAATGGCCGGATCGATCTCGGACAATAGGCCACCCTTGTTGATGTGCTCCACGGCCTCTTTGACGGAGTCAATCCGCTCCTCAGGCTTCGGCGGAGCGACATTCGCCGGAGGCGCTTCAGGTGCCGGTTCGCCAGGCTCCGGCTCTCCTTCACCGTCATTCAGATCAGCAGCCTCTTCGACTCGCTCTTCAATATCCCCCAAAAATGCCTCTTTGGCCCACTTCGGCATGCCACCATCATCAGACTCAGGATCCTTGACATCCCCATAGTCTTTTGACATCTCAAATGCACCATCGGCGTTTTCTACGATGAAGTCCAAGCGTGCCGTCGGATCCTTGGAAACGTCCATGTCGGCGGCAGTGTTGGCATCTTTGCCGAGTTGGCGGCGCTCGCCAGTCGAAAGGTCACGCGTGCGATCCAACCGAATCTGAACACCATTGGGGGTCACATAGACCAAAGACGTGACGCCAGTATTGGAGAGGAAGCGCAACTCGTCTCCACCAAGACCCTGTGCTTCACGAACCGACTGCACATACGCAGCCTCTTCCATGTTCCGGTTATCGGGAACCTCACGAAGTTCAGCAGCCGAAACAACGGGGACCATCAAGAAGCCATCACGCCGTACAAGCACCCCTGATTCTGAATCCTGATTAGCGACAGCCTCAGCAGCCTGCTTGATCCCATCCTCACGAGCCTTCTTGCTCATCGGACCAGTTTCCGAGACTCGCAAAGCACGACGAATCATCAACTGCGGATTTTCCTGCTCAGCCTGAGACTGGATGGGGGTGGCCTCCGCGGCCTGTCCTTCAACAGCAGTCCGTCGACGGGTGCGAGTACGGTAAATCGCCTGACCCAAAGTTTCACGCAACGACGGAATATCAAACAACTGTTTTCCGCAAGTCGTGTAGTTCTCGTCAGTGAAACGTCCACCAAACTGGAAACCTTCCGCACAACGGTAGCCTCGCTCATTCGGATTCGGGAGGTTGATCCCACGTCCGCCCCCACCACCGGGAGTAATCGCACGAGCGATACCAGACCGGATTGGGCTACGGGCAGGGCTGATGTTTCCGGGAAGAAGCATCGATCCAGCCGCCTGAGCCGCTTGGCCCGCCCGTCCACGAGACCCAACAACACCGACAACTTTCTCCTGAGCGCGACGTACAGCGTTCGCCCGATAAAGGCGAGCCTTATGATCCGTCAACGACTGATCCCCATTCAAAGGGGCATAAAACAAGTCGCGAAACAAACTGTCGGAATGCCCAAGATGAACAGACTTACTTGCTTGGAATCCCCGACCAGCGAAACTCATATCAGTGGCAACCGCAGTCTTTATCGCCGTCAGAAGGCATCCATTCGTGGATCACCTCATTGCCGAGGTCGTCTTCACCATAGTGATCCCAGTTCTTGTCGTCACGGAGATATTCAACGAAACCTTTTTCCATCTCCGAAAACTCGGAGAGGACACTCATCGCATACTTGAAATCGGCTTCGGTGACAACGTCATAACCGCCACCAAACATCGACTTCTTGCCAGGCTTCGACAACTTGCGGACACGACGCAACCGATCATCAAACTCGCTGTCACTCCAAATCGACCCACGTGTGACACCACGGAGTTTCCGGCGACAGTTCTTCATTCCCGGGTGATGACATCCCTCGTTAGGCCACAAACCCGTGGTCTCATGATGCAACCAGGCGCAGATTCGCTCCAACGGATACAACTCGGGATGATTCGCCAAAATTACTCGGCAACGACGAAAACCGCCAGGCTTACGCATAATCGGACGCCAGTAGCGGAGCAAACGCTCAAGGTTTCCACGACGAGGGCCACGACCACGAAGAACATCGCCAGTCAAACGTTCCTGAGGAACATCAAACAAAACGTCCTGAGGTGCCTTCGTTTCGAATGAATCATTCATCGGTTGATTCTCCTCCACAGTTGCACGGCGAAGCATCAAACCAAGCGATCAAACGCTGGTAAAGATCTGCACGTGATTTAGCAAACGTCTCTTGAATAGAGCCTTTAGCAAATCCGGAATCCGGTTGCAGATCAACGCTTGCGGTCAAACATTTCTTGCCGCCATAGTGCAGACGATCGTCGCCAGTTAAAACAACTGGTTCAGTCGTGCGTACTTTTGCGTCCGTCCGAGCACGCTGGCTAAGAGACTTGCTTCGTCGAAGTGAAAAGTCGACACGCATGGAGGTCTTATCGTTCCCCATTTACGTCGCCTTCCTATAAAGGTCAGAACTTGTCTTTGAGATCCTCTTCGGCTTCCAGGATCTGGAATTCCATCAAGGTGGCCATGAAAGCATCGTCACTCTTTTCGTCGGAATCATTCATCCAGTTCTCTGGAATCATGTCTTCCTTACCAAGGTCACGTGCACGCTTCATGATGTGGCGCTTGGCCGCTTCCTTATCCTTGGCCCGGCCAAAAGCCTGAACAGCATTCTGGAGGTCGGTCTCATCCTTGATCGGATACGAACCGTCAGGAAGGGCCATTCCTTCTTCGGCCATTTCCGTGCGAGACTCTTCGTTGTAAGCCCGCTTCAAGGCAATCTCAGCGGCCTCCGCTTCAATTTCCTCAACTTCCGTGGCATCGTACTCGTCGATGCGAATTCCAGTTCCGTCCACTCCGACGAAAACATCATAGGACTTGCCGTTGATGCCATCGACTTCAAAGATGTATGCGTCGTATCCGTCGACGATGTCAGAGTCGGCGGCAACCACCGATCCTGCTGTCTTGAATTCGTTAAGAAGAAGATCCAGAGCGATGTCCTCAGCAGACTTAATGTCCACGATGCGGATCGCCTGCTCGGAATCAAGCGACTTCTCTCCGAAAGAAGAACCCATGTCGGCGGCGTTCAAGCGATGGAAGTTGATGACTTCACCGCTAGGACCATCGGCGAGAACTTCAACTGCTCGGCCATCCTTGGCAAGAACGTCGACAATGAAGAGTTTCATTTCATCGGAGTAACCCGAGTAGAGAACCTTGCCGCCGAACATGTCAAGGACCATGCCCTCAACATCAAGGAGTCCGGGCATGCCCTGCTCGGCTGCGCAACCACCAGGGCAGTTGGCGCAAACATCGGAGTCGCCAGGGTAAACCTTGCGCTCAAACTGGCAGAGGAATGCTCCGTCCGGGTCGTCGAACTCTTCGGACTTGACACCCATGGCGTTCATGGCGCGAGCACGCGAACGCTTCTTGGGCTTCATCATCCAGGTCTTGCCCTCGTCCTCTTCCATGTCTTCGTCATCGACCATGTCCGGATCGGGCATGATTTCTTCTTCCTCGTTCATTTCCTTGGCACCGAGGTTTTCCTCACGCATCTCTGATTCACGCTTCTTGCGCTTCTTCAGAGTTTCGTTGACCTCGTCTGTATAGTCTTCATCGACTTCTTCGGCTGCCTCCATAGCGCCTTTAGCCTCAACGGGCATAGCACCACAGGCTCCACAAACTTTTGCTCCAGCCTTATAGCCGCATTCGCCACCACCAAGACCTTTTGCGCACTTGACGACGCCGCCGTCAGCATCAATCTTGACGACTGCCTTTTCGTTGAGTTCGTCCATTTCCTCATTCTCCTTGTACTGCATGGCTCGCGACAAGCAGCCTTTGGGATTGGAGCACCCGTCGCAGGGTTCCATGACCTTCTGGCCAGAAACCATACAGTGGTACTTGGTTGTGATTTTTGAAAGAGATTTCTCTGTTGTCATTTTACACGCCCGTGTCTATTTGGTTGTAAACGTGGGCCATAACGATCACCTTAGTGGAAAATTTATTTCGATGAGTAGAAGTTGATGACTGCATTTGTCAACGCCTGCTCAATTGCATCGCGCTGTGAAAAGTCGGCGACTTTGACGTTGATGCCATTTTCGTCGACCTCGGCATCAAGTTCGTGGTACTCCAAGACCGGATCGATGAAGGACCTCAGATCGAAGAGATCCGAAGTCTTGGCCTCCACGATGATTGTGTCGTCTTGCTCTTTCATCTCAATTTCGGCGCGCCCACCAGCAGCGATGATCTCCTGGAGAATTTCTACGGCCCGCTGGAGTTTTTCCAGGTTGCCCGAACTGATGACCCGACCAGCCTTCTGCTCGTAGGACTTGGCGTCAAACTCCAACGAATCCAAGAAATCGTCAACATTGGCGAAATAGTTCAGAGACTTGCCACCGCAGGAGCAGGAACCCTTCCGGTATTCGTCCTCGTCATCATCTTCGTAGTCGGATGGCTTGGGGTACTCGCGCTCTTCGCCTTCGTCGTCACCCTCGTACTCGTTGCCGTAGCCAGCCTCCTCATCACCGTCTTCTACTTCCATGTAGACGGTTCGGGCCACAACCTTGACGGGATCACCAAACATGAACTGGCCATCTTCATAGTGGTAGCCCACCCTCATCGTCATCGGCTTTCCATCGTGCAGATGATCGAAGATGACTTGATTTTTCGACACTTGGCGCATACGTACCGGACCGCCGAATCGTTTCCCAATCTCGGCGACTAGCGAACGCATCATGCTCATTGCGGGAGACATAGCCATCATCATGTGGCCTTTTTCTTGACCCATTTCGCTTTCGTCCAGGACTTCCTCGTCGGACTTCCGCTTCATGTCGATCTTCTTCATGGCTTCCCGGACCACATTCTTCATGTAGTCCTCGCCCCTGCTCCCAATCGCCAGCCACTTGATCTGAGCGATGACGCCGGGGAGCCGGAAGTCTCCCGCGTGCCTTGCCACCCACGCTTCGCGCAATTCTAGGGCGCTGGTCTGGTCGGGAGTGTCGGCTGATCCCCCCTGCTCCGCGATCTTTGTCAAAATCGCGTACTGGGCGTTGCCCTTGATGTTTCCGCCTTTGGCCCAAATCTCTGGGTAGTCCTGTTTTAGGCGAGCCGCAAATTCACGGTCGAACATCTTCCATTTGCTTTTACCAAAGGAGTCAACTTTCTGGTCGCCTTCTTCGCTCTTGATAGAAATGGTACCAGTCAATTGGTTAGCCCCATGCAAAACAGGGCTTACTTCATATAGTTCAACTTCGCGTAGCAGGTTTGCTTGGCGCTGATTATCATAAATAGCGTCAAGCGTCTTGTAGCCGATGCTCCACTCCTGCTCTTCGCCATAAAATGCAACATTAGCGAAGGCTTCCTTGCCCTTTTCGGACTTGAGATTGAACTGCACACGAGCAAAAAGACCACCAATTCCTGCTGCCTTCATCTTGGCGGGAAGTCGGGGATCGCTTGCTGGCACCTCGTAGATCTCAAGAACCTTCCCGATTGGGTGGTTCCAGTCATGCCCCCAAACAACACGAGGCTTACGGCGCTTCAGACTTTCAGTAAAAGCACCGGGGAGGACGATGTCGCCAACAGAGTCCTTGTTTCCAACGCCCGATACGAAGCATTCCACAATGCCTTTTGCCTCGTCAACGTTGATTTGACCGCTAATTGCCTTGAACTCAACCGAGCCAGACTGGTTCGAAATGGACGTAGGCATAAACCACCTCAAGATGTTGAACTGACCCAATAATAAAGCAAAAGCATCATCCCATAGGGAACATCACTTTGACTTTACAGAAAATGGGTCTACAGATCGAAACGCAAACGACAACGACAATTGATCGTCAAACTAGGAGGCGCAAGCGGATCACCAGGGAACCGGAGAACAGAACCATCCACGGCGAAACCCTTATCGATCTCAACGCTCTTCCCGTCAAGGAACTTATGCGCTTCCCTCACCCGAATATCACGGCGTGTCAACCACTTCTTCCGAGGCAATCCAGCCGACAAACTACCCAAATAGGTTCCCGCATTAAATGCAGTCTGGGATTCATGCTCCGCAATCGTTCGCTTCCTCTTCGACAAAAGGTTCGCAAAAATTGCGATCAAAGCCGCCCGAAGCATGCTTGCCTTTTCATCATCAGACCCAGACAAAGCCATAACAACTAGCAGAGCGGCTGCCAATTCTTCCTTGGTGGTTTCATTCGCTTGTTGAACCCGCTGAACCTGAGCGTCCAAGAATTCATCTAGTTCTTTCTCAGAGACGGGCTGCTGCTCGCCAACATTTTCGGAAACCAACGTCGCTGCATCAATAGCGACCGCCTTCAACAGTGGCCGGAGATCGTCCTCCATTTGGCGGTTCCATACGTCCACATCAAAAATTGCATCAATGGACAAAGTCTGATCCTTGATTGCCTTCCGGCTCTTCGCTCCCAATGCCTTCTCAAGGATTACTCGCTGCTGGCGTTCGAAAAGTCGATCCAAAGATGCGTCAAGAATTTCTGTCCAACGATCAGCGCTCTGTTCCGCTTTTAAATCCCACACATCCAAGGCTTGATTGAGAATTTTTGTTTGGATACCAGACTGACGTTCACTCAACTGGCCCTCGGGGATTGGTTCGATAGTTGCTTCGGGAGCCATGCCACCCTGCTGACCATCGGCTGGCGGAACCTGTTCCATGCCTGGCTGTTGTTCGGCACCGGGAGCCGCCGGAAGTTGCTCTTGACCGGGAGCGCCCGGCATAGCACCCATCTCTCCACCTGCGCCGGGCACCGCTCCACCCTCGGCGATCGGAGATTGATCTTCGATGCTGAACGGCTTTTCAGTGTTAGCGATTGGAACAAGGTTCGGGTTGGACAGCAACTGATCGGCAATTTCGGATTCAAGTTTCTTACGACCAGTACCCTCGCGATATTCGTTTGCGCTGATCAGACCGTTGCCGTACTCTTCCATCAGATAGCGTTCACGCTCCTGCTTGGAAAGGATCAGGATCGGCACATCCTTGGTGTCGAAGTCGATGTAGAACTTGTCATCCAATTCGTCCAGGGAACGCGCCAGAGGCTCTAGATGGGGGAGCATTGTCTCCATCCAAAACACCCGAAGTTCCTCGGCAGCATTGGAGAATGTTCGGCCAGACGCGTTGCCAATTACTGACTCAGGAACACCGAAAGCCGCCAGGATTTCTTCCTTGGTGATTTGACGCATTTCGGTGTACGAGGCATCACGAGGGTTCGATGCAGTATCGATGAAGTCCGCACCATCTTCGGAACTGATAACCGAAACATGGCCGGTTCGACTCAGGTTGCCACGGAACCTGCTGCGCAACTCGTCGGCATCATCCGGGTCCAGTTCGCCTCGCACGACAAGGAGTCCGCCAGGACGTCCATCATTCAGCAGGAAGTTGCGATTGTAGAGGCGGGCCAAGTTCTCAATTTCGATGGCGATACCGGCAGACTCCATGGGAGTCAAAGACAGGTACGGGTCCAAGGGGTGGGGACGCCTTACCCAAACAACCTTTTCTGGCGGAAGAATAAACTTCTGCCCAGTCGGCAGATCCACTTGGTATCCAGCAACAAACCTCTTGGGGTCAGGAAGGGGAGCGGTGAATTGCGGAGGCAGAAGGTTCAGGGCGATGATCCCCCCATCGCGGCCGGTTACCTTTTCGATGAATGCTCCGCGAGTGGACATCAACAATTGGCTTGAGAGGCGATAACGGAAAACGAACGAGTTTTCGCCTTCGTTGCTCTTGGTGTTCAATAGGTCAAGGATCCGATGCTTTCGGTTGTATACCTCACCATCGGGATTGTTGTCCTTGCGGAGAATGACGGGTAGTCGGGCCTGGTTTCCTGCGATTGCGTCGATGCAACGCGATACCCAAACGACTTTCTGTAGCCCCTCACGATATGCGCGTTCAATGTCCCACGAGTCTCGGTACGGTTTGCCCGCCATAGCGGGGTGCAGGGCTACAGGTGCACCAGGGCCGAGGGTGCCAGCCTTCTGCTGACTATTCCCTCCAAGATCTTTGGTCTGCCGTGAATTCCATGCCATCTTTAATCAGACCCCAGTAGGTAGCCAAAAAAGCCGCAAGCGATACCTGCGGTTATAAAACCTGCGGCAGGCAACAGCATGGCTGCACCCACTGACGTCATAATTATAAATGATAACATCATGAAATTAGCGGTTAACGAGCGCCAAGCAACACGGCGCAGTCTTTCTGCTATGGATTTACGAATACGTCTCGGGAGACTCAAGATCCGCACGTTCACCTCTTGTTTCTCACTTATACTAACTTAGACGACGGAACTTGGAGACAACTATGGGCGACTGGGCATCGGTTTTGAAATATCTGGAACCGAAGATGCCCGAGTTTTGCCCCGAAGAGCCATCCATCACCCAAAAGGTTTTCCTCCGGACCAACTCCATTGAAGCCCTTTTTGGTGGGGCGGCAGGTGGTGGTAAATCCAGCGCTTTGCTGATGGCGGCCATGCAATATGTCGAAGTTCCCGGCTATAGCGCGATCCTTTTCCGTCGTACATATGCCGACCTGGCCCTTCCGGGCGCAATCATGGACCGTTTTCAACACTGGATTGCACCATATGACGAGGTCCGCTGGAATGCAAATAACTACACTGCCGTGTTCCCTTCGGGAGCGAGAATTTCCTTTGGCTATCTAAATAACCAGCAGGATTATCTACGCTACAAGGGTGCTGAATTTCAATTCATAGGTATGGATGAAGTTACAGAAATCCGGGAAAATGACTATAGGTATTTGTTCTCCCGTCTGCGCCGCCCAGCCTCAGGACCCCTCTCCCAAGTACCCCTCAGAATGAGGGCCGCATCCAACCCGGCCCCCAACTGGGTCAGGCAACGATTCATTGTAGAGGGCAAAGAAACCGGCCGCATTTTCGTTCCGTCTAAACTTACGGACAACCCGGGTATCGACGCCGCCTCATACCGGCAGTCCCTTCAAGCCCTTGACCCCATCGAACGCAGGCGACTTGAACTCGGTGACTGGTGGTCCACCAGTCTCGGAACCCTCTTCGAACGAGAGTCATTCGTGGTCATCGACCAGGTCGACGTGCCAGAACTAACCTCCTCCGCCCGAGCAGTCCGATTCTGGGACCTGGCGGCCACGGAACCCTCCCAAAGCAACCCCGACCCCGACTGGACCGTAGGCACACTCATGCTGTTTGACCAGGGCATTGCCTACGTCCTAGATGTCCGCAAGGCCCGAGTCAAAGGCGAAAAAGTCGAACAATTTATCGCTCAGACCGCCTACGAAGATGGCCGTGGAGTCCCCATCCGGATGGAGCAAGAGCCAGGATCTTCCGGAAAAGCCCTGGCAGACCAGTACGCCCGGTATGTCGTACCAGGGTATGACTTCGGTGCGATTCGCTCCACGGGCGACAAGGTAACCAGATCCCGACCATTTGCTGCCGCAGTTGCCAACGGCAACGTCAGGCTGGTGCGTGGCCCTTGGCTGACGGAATACCTTGACGAATTTTCGTCGTTCCCAGAGGCGGCAAACCACGACGACCAGGTAGACTCGTCCGTGGGAGCGTTCACGTTCCTGACCGGACTCGGCTTGCCACAGCGCAAACGGGCCGCCATAATTATCTGATTATTGACGAAACCTGAGGGCTAATGACTACTGATGTACCTGAGTGGGTGCACGCATTCAACCAGCACATTTTGGACCTGGATACCAAAGTGACGGAGATCCGAGACTCTGGCCACGACCTCAAAGAGGTTGCCGAGATCTATGTCCATCTCCAACATGCCAAAACGTCAATTCGGTTGATCGTTGACACCATGGAAAATATCCTCGTCGAAAAGTTCGGGGACAGCGAAGAGATCATCTCCAATGATCACGGCACAGTCCAAAAGGTCATCGACACTCCACGGAAAGCGTGGAAGAACCAGGAAGTAGCGGAAGCAGTCGCCGAACGCATCCAACGGATGGCGGTCGATTTGGACACTGGTGAAATCACAATGACCGTTGACCAAATGATCGCGAAACTACTGGACTACGTCTACCCGTCATATTGGCGACTGAAACCACTCCGAGATATCGGAATCAACCCCGACGAATACTGCGAAGTCGGCGAACCAAAACCAGTTATCAAATACCAGAAAGCGAAGTGATACCCGTGTCCAACATTGAAGAACCCGTACTATCGATCGAAGACGAAATTCGCTGGAGCGCCATGAGGCGCGAAGAGCGAGCAAAAGAAGACCAGGAGATCAAGGATTCCATGGTCAAGATGATGCGTGACCTGGCCGAACCATTCCCCGCTGAAATGGAACGAACGCTGACGAAGAGTGGCGTCGCCCTCACGTACATCCCGGTCAGCGAAGTCATCAATCGCATGAACCGCGTTGTCGGAGTCGACTCCTGGTCATCGGAGATTGTTTCATGCCAGCGAGATGCCTTGGATCCGGATTTTGTTATCGCCCACGTCCGAGTAACAGTCAACTTCCGTGGATCCAGTGGGATCTTTGGTCGCGGCCCGGTTGTTAAAGACGGTATTGGTGGCCAGAAGATCAAGAGGAACCGACGCGACAACGAGATCGTCGATCTTGGTGACGAATTCAAGGGTGCTGTATCGGACGCACTGAAAAAGGCTCTCCAGCAATTCGGTGTCGGCCTTTACTTGGCTCGTGACATCGATGCCATTGAAATGGATGAAGTCATGTATGCGGATGAAACGCCGGTACAGGCCGCTCCTGCTCCAGCCCCAGTGAACACTGAAATCGCCGAAGCATACGAGCGGTTCCGTGAAGTTCGGGAAGGGCTTTCTGACGAACAGCGCGAACAACTCCGCTCATGGTGGGCGACCTACAGTAATGGCCGTCCAGTGCCGAAGCCGAGCGAGTTCACAAAAGCCGAAATTGATGCCCTGATCGTTGAGGCTCTGCGCCTCCAGTTCGATGCCACGGTGTCGGTCAACACAGAAGCCGAGCAAGACTGATGGCGCTGAAAGCGCCGGAGTACCTGTCGCCTTCATCGATCACGACATTTGAACAATGTCCGTTGAAGTTCAAG